CTTTACGAAAACGCAGGGCGACACCCACAAGCCGACACAGCACGCGGTCGTGCCTTCATTCGCAACCTCAACGCCAAACACGGCGAATCACCACGCTATTTGTGGCCGGCCGTTGAAGAAAACTTGTTTTATCTGAACAGAGAACTGCAAGACGTGATTGACAAATGGTCGTTGGAACTTGAAAAAGCATTAGACAGGGCAGTATGACATGGCACGCATACCATTAGTTACTGAGTTCGAGGCAAAAGGCCTTGACCGTGCTATTAAAGAGTTCAAGAAACTAGAAGGCGCAGGCGCTAAAGCCGGTTACGCATTGAAACAAGCGTTTCTGCCGGCCACAGCTGCCCTTGCCGGCCTCACAGCGGCCGCTGGTCTATCTGTTAAGGCAGCGATCGAGGACACCGCACAACAAGCCGAGTTGGCACGCACACTTAAAGCCACTACTGAAGCAACCGAAGCACAAGTTGCGGCGGTTGAAACGTACATTGCGGAAACAGAAAAAGCGGCGGCGGTAAGCGATAGCGAACTTCGGCCGGCGTTCGCGAACCTTGTTCGTGCTACAGGTGACGTGACCAAAGCACAAGATTTGATGACGTTGGCGCTCGATGTTGCAGCTGCGACCGGCAAAGACCTTGAAACTGTCACCGAATCCTTGCAGGAAGGCTTTCAGGGCGAAGTAGGGCCACTCAAAGAACTTGACAAATCGCTGACAGACATGATCGCAAGCGGTGCGTCAGCCGATGAAGTGATGGCACAGCTTGCTGACACGTTCGGTGGCGCTGCACAAGAATCAACAGAAACGCTTGAAGGCCGATTCAAACTCATGAAAATCGAGTTGGACAACGCCAAAGAGGCAATCGGCATGGCGTTGCTACCTGTACTCGAAGATTTGTTGCCAATTCTTGAATCAATGGCAAACTTTATTGGTAACAACACCGATCTCATTCTCGGCATTGGTGCTGCGGTCGGTTCATTCTCCGCATTCATTGTTGGCGCAAATGTAGCCCTCAAAGCGTGGAACACGATCTCAACGGTCACTAAAGCAGTCAATAAAGCGATGGGTTGGTCATTCAAGTCGCTGTGGGTCGCTACAGGTGTCGGCATTATCGTCGCGATCATTGCAGCGATCGTTGTGCTGCAGATGAAGTTTAACATTCTTGGCAAAGCCGTTGACGCTCTCAAATTCGTATTCAGCAAAGTGTGGGACGCAATCAGGGGATACATCAACCTATGGATTGATGCTCTCAACGTCATCATTTCAGCAATCAACAAGATACCTGGCATTGACATTCCGGAAATACCGAGGTTGGCGAGCCAAGCAAAAGAAGCAGCTAAACACGTTGACGCTCTTGCAAACAAATCGTTGCGAGCACTTGAACAAGAAAGCAAAGCAGCCGACAAAGCAATCGAACCGCTTATGTATTCCATTGAGGGCGTGCGGCGTGCCGGCGACGATTGGGAAAGCACACTCGGCCGTGTCAACGTTGAAACAGACAAACTCAACGAAGGCGTTGAAACTGCCACGACACGCCTCGATCGGTTCTTTGATTCACTAGACAAAGAAGAAGCAACCAACCAATTTGTTGAAGATCTTACAGATATTCAAACAAAACTGTCAGGTGTCACCGAAGGTTCAGAAGCCTGGCAAGAAGCACAGAACGAAGCATACGAAGCATTACGCACCTTGCGAGAAGGTCGCGAAGATCTTGACGACGCTTTCTTTGAGGTGCTCAAACTCGAAATTGATACAGGCGACCTTCAACGCGCAGCATGGCTCATGCAAAACATTGTTGATCTAGGCGGCCGAGAAATACCAACAGATCTCACACAGTTCGGCGTGTCAGATGTAAACATTGCTGCGCTAATGGGAGCCGTGCCACAATTTGCTAATGGTGGCATTATTACTGCCCCAACACTTGGCATTGTCGGCGAAGCCGGCCCCGAAGCCGTCATACCGCTCGACCAGTTAGGCCGCTTCGGTGGCAACGTCGTGGTCAACAACTACTACCCGCCAGGTGTATCAGAACAAGATGTTGCAGCAGCAATGGATGGTTTCGTCAGGTCACGCGGCTCAATACCTGCCACAGTTACAGGAAACACAACCCGCCGATGACCGTTTCAACTTCTTGGCAAATCGAAATCGGCACAAAAGGGTCGTTCACCGATTTCACGACGCGAACGAACGGTATGCAAATTTTTCAAACTTTGGAACGTGGCGCTTTAGGAACCGGTCGGGCCCAAATTGAAATGCTTAACAATGACGGCGAATTGACACCAAACATCGGTAACACCTATTCGAACGTTGATTGGTTTGCACAAATTGTGCGCATTTCAGCAACCGTAAGCGACGGAACAAGCAGCGAAACTGTTCCCGTATTTACAGGAATTATTGACGATTTCAACGTGTTAGACAACGGAACAAACAGCGTCGCACAATTCACACTACTTGATTTTATGTCGGTCAGCGGTCGATCAAACGTGAGGAGCGGCATCGCGTCACAAACATATGTTACTGGCGCAACGGCATTCGCAAATGTTTACAATTCCGGAGGGGGATTTCCTCCCATTGGACTCGCATCGTACGGCGGCACCGATCCTTTAGTTTTAGTAGTTTCAATCAATTCGCCCGAATTAATCCTTTACAAAGTTGATTTTGATGATGTTACGGCAGGCGAACAAGTCAATAACCAAATTATGGTTCACGGCCCGTTGTACGCTTGGCCTACACAACTAATTTTCGACGACGAACCCGACGGAATCTTTGATCCTGACTACCAAGTAATGTTTAGCGATCGAAAATTAAACCGAACGTCAGTTACGGAATATCAGAAACGTGTTGGTCGCACGTTTGTTTTTAAGAACAGCCCGACAACGACTGAACTACCTGTCAATGATATTTCAGCTGGATACACGCAAAAAGACATGCGAAACGCAGCTTCAGTAACAGGCAATCAATCAGGTGCCACCGTACAAACAGCAGAATCACCTGCTTCTATTGACAAATACGGGACTAATTCAGTCAATTTTTCCGAAATGGCTGCATACACCGACAGCGACGCCGCCGACACAGCGAGCCTTTGGGCTACACGTTGGAATGACATAACTTATTCAGCAAATCGAATAACAATCAAAGCAAGCACGGTTGCTGAACGATGCGCAAACGCCGCTTGGCAATCATGGGCAGACCTGCTCGACATTCGATCAGGGTTGCTGAACGTGGCCGAGGTCGAATATCAGCCAACAGGAGCATCAACAGCAATCACCGACGCTTGCGTGTTGTGGGCTAGAGAAATTAAAGCAACACCATCAGACACCATTATCAAATGCACGCTCAAGCCGGCTGCTAATTATCAGTCGTTTGTGCTTAACTCAAGCACTCTCGGCGTGTTGAACACGAACAGATTAGGATAGATAACTATGGCAAACCCCTTCCCGTTCTCTAGTGGCGACGTATTGACAGCCGCCAATCTGAACGCCATTGGCGATTGGCAGACGTTCACACCAACGTTCAGTAATGTCACGTTGGGCGGTTCTGGTGATGTTATAGGGCGTTACGCAGAAGTCAATGACCTTGTGTTTTACAACGCCAAATTTGATTTGGGCGGCACCGGTTCGGTCACAGGTGCTGTGCAATTAGACACGCCATTTGGAAGCGCAGACAACGCCACAACCTACCCTGCCACTCATCAGGGTTGGGTTAGGCCAACTGGTTCAACAATTTGGCATTGTATGGGTTTCTCTAGTGGCACAAAAATTTATTATTACGCATACGGCCTTTCAGGTTCATGGTCTGGTGCAAGTTCGGTAAACGCCACTATTCCCGCCACATGGAACAGCAACGGAATAGGCTATTTCGCAGGATGGTATGCAAAATCATGATGTTATCTGACCCAATTTTTGACCCCGAAAACCCGACAGCAGATTACTGGTTAGACATTATGCGGGCGCACCGTAACCGGCTGCTGGCAGAATCAGACTGGACACAAACATCAGATGCACCCGTAGACCGGCAAGCATGGGCGACCTACCGGCAACAGTTGCGGGACTTCCCTGCAACGTGGACACCATCAGACACCGCCAATTTTCCTGACCCGCCGACATGATACGCAGCTCAATCATTATCGGTGTCGGCCTTGTGTTGCTGCTTATTGGCATGTGGGGCTTACAGGAGTGAAATATGCGTTGGCTGCAGCTGCACTCATACTCACCGCCGGCTGCGGCTTCGATGGTGGATATCGGTATCCGTGTCAAGACCCTGATAACTGGACTACTGAGGATTGTTTGCCACCGAAGTGCAGCGTTTGGGGCACTTGCCCTGACGTGTTGGTGCATTCGTGTGGCATGAGATTAGGGAACAAGTGTCGAAATGTTTAGACCAGCGAACCGATATGAAGCCGAGGAACTAAAAGCACGTTTGGTGTTTGTTGTCGGTTGCGCTTTGGCGTTCTCATTCGTGCTTGCAATGTCCGTCATTCTCTATGGCTTGTTGTTTGTGACGCAGCCGATCGAGTATCAATCACCGAACGATGCCGCAGCATGGTCTGTGCTCAACCCAATGGTGCTATTTCTTACAGGCGCACTTTCAGGTGTGCTTGCCTCTAACGGTATGAAAGGAAAAAGAAAAGATGACGAATGAACAGATGCGTGACTACGCCGAACGTGCCCTAGCAACCGCTGTACAGGCCGGTATTGCGTCATACATGGTTGGTGCAGGCTGGAAAGCCGCCGGTGCAGCTGCGATCGGCGCAGGCCTCGCTGTAGTGAAGGCCGCCACCAAACAGCGCCTTGCGAAGCCTAAGGTTGCGGAATGAGACCGTACACAGGAACCGACAAAATCGCCACGGGTAAGCGTGCAGGCACCGAAGCATTAGTTGCAGCCATCCAAAACGCTTCCGGCCGGCAGGTGTGGAACAACGGTACGTTTGGTGTACGAAAAAAGCGTGGCGCACAATCGTCAAACCTGTCTGGCATGTCGGTGCACTCGACGGGCCGTGCCGCTGATCTTTCTCGGCGTGCGTGGTCTGGTCGTCCCGGCTGCAGCCGTGCCGATCTTGAAAAGGTGATTGATTGGCTTGTTTCGGTTGCCGCCGATGACATTGGCCTTGAGTACTTGGCAGATTACGAATATGGCTCGGGTGGTCGTGGTTGGCGTTGCGACCGTGACGATTGGAACGTGTACAAGCCTGGCGTGATTAAGGGCGGCGGTTCAGGCGATTGGATTCACATTGAGATTGACAACGACCACGCCGACACCACCGATTGGGTTGATGCAGCAATGTCATCGTTCCCGCTCGGCAGCCATGTACCCGCTCAGGACACCGTGACAGGTTGGAAAACATGCCGGCTTGGTGATCGAGGCGACAACGTGAAAGCCGTACAAACAGCGTTATCAGCTGCCGGCTACAAAAACAGTTCCGGCCGCAAACCGATCGTGATTGATGGCGACTTCGGTGCGAACACAGACAAACGAGTACGCCAATACCAAAAGGACAACGGGCTAGTTGTTGACGGCATTGTTGGCCCACAAACCGCCGGCCACATGAACATTGCTTGACAATGTGACACCCTGAGCG